CATTTTCTAACGATTTGTAAGGCCCAGACCTATCAATAGTCGTTGATAATCCGTCTGTATCAAACTCACAATCGGTTAGATAAAATCCCTTCTTACAAAGATAAGGATTTAGATTAAATCTACTCATTCTTTCTTTTAGTTATATATTCTGATAAGATTATCAAAATTAATTTTTAAATAATCTAACAAATCAGTATGTTCTTTTTGATTTTTTTTCTCTATCAAATAATCATACTTTTGTTTATTAGTTGTTAAAGTTTTAAATTCTTTAAACATTTTTTCTTTAGTTATTTTCATAGTTTTTGTCCTTTTCATTTTATACTGCTATATTAACAGAAAAATCTAGTAAAATCAAGCAAAAAATGACATATAAGTCCGTTTTTTCCGTTGGAAACCCTAGGTTTTTCGGTATTTGAGAACGATTCGCAACAAAATATGAGAACAAAGTGAGAACATTGACGGATTTTAATCATTTGATACCGTAGATTCGCACTTTTTAGTTCAAAAACCGTGATTCGAAAACGCACATAAATATTGAGCATATGGCAAAAGAAAAAGAGTATAAATTTACAGATAAAAAAGATTTTACCAAAATTTTAACGGATATGTCATTTAAAAGAGCAGTAAAGCGTATCCAAAACCAAATTAAGGACAATAAAATCTGGATTGACTATATTACCAAAAAGGGAAAACCAATTTCCCGTTGGGTTGCCCTTCCTATCGGTAGACAAAAAAAATTAGAAAGATAATTTTTAATTATGTGCGGAATTGTTGGAATATACAATGTCCCTGAAGCGTCAAAAATTACAGCTTTAGGAATCCACGGATTACAACACCGTGGACAAGAAGGTGCTGGTATAATTTCATATGATAAGGAATTTCATTCTCAAAATGCTTATGGTTTAGTAGACCATATTTTTAGCAAAGATAAAATCATAGAAAATTTACCTGGTAATATGGCTATAGGTCACGTGAGATATAGCACTAGTGGTGGAACTGGTGCAGCTACAATATTTTATAATTTGGATTTTGGTGGATTTGCATTAGCACATAATGGAGATTTTACTGACGCTGAATATTGGAGAGAAAAGCTATCCAAAGAAGGTGCAATATTTCAAACCAATACTGATACTGAAATAATACCACATTTATTAGCACGGACAAAAGGAACTAGTCCTGTAAACCGTTTGCTTAAAGTATTAAATAAAGTTAATGGTGCTTTTTGTATAGTAGCCTTATTGGATAATAAATTAGTTATTGCTCGTGATAGTAATGGATTTCGTCCATTGGTTATAGGACGATATAAAGAAGGTTATGTTGTAGCATCCGAAAGTTGTTCGCTTGATTTAATTGGTGCTACGGATATTAAAGATGTTGAACCTGGTGAAGTTATAGTATTTAATGAATGGAGTAGAACAAAAGAAACTTATCATTTAGATAAAAAAGTTAAAAAACATTTTTGCATATTTGAATATATTTATTTTTCCAGACCTGATTCAGTTATTGATAATCAATTAGTTTATGATGTTCGTAAAAGAATAGGTGAAGAATTAGCAAGAGAAACTTTTATTGATTCAGATATGGTTGTACCAGTACCTGACTCTGGTATGGTTGCAGCTTTAGGTTATGCTAATCAATCTAAAATTCCTTTTGAATTAGGACTGACTCGTAATCATTATATTGGAAGAACCTTTATTGAACCCACACAACAAATAAGAAATTTAGGTGTGAAATTAAAACATAGTGCTATGCGATTATTTAAAGATAAAGTAATTACTATTATAGATGATTCTATTGTTAGAGGAACAACAGCAAAGAAAATTATAAATTTAATAAGAACAGCAGGCGCTAAAGAAATTCATATGCGTATTTCATCTCCATCTATAACAGGTCCGTGTTGGTATGGTATAGACACACCAAACAGAAAAGAACTTATTGCTGGAACAAGTAGTGTAAAAGAAATCAAAGAATTTATAGGTGCAGATTCTTTAAAATATCTTTCTGTTGAAGGATTGCATAGGGCAGTAAAAGGTAATGGATTTTGCAATGCTTGTTTTACAGGAGATTATCCTGTTGATAAAAAGTAGATAAATAGTATAATATGGCAAACATAGATAATTTAGTAGAAGAATTGGGTAAATTAACAGTTATTGAAGCGGGTGAATTAGCAAAAAAACTAGAAAAGACTTGGGGTTTAGATTTAAATGCTATAATGAGTACACCTGCACCAGTTGAAGAAGTAAAAGAAGAGTCTTTATTCAAAATTACACTAACAGGTTTTGATCCTGATAAAAAAATTAGTGTAATTAAAGCAATTAGAGCTTTTAAAGATATGGGACTACTTGAAGCAAAGAATTTTGTAGAAGGTTGTCCTTCAATTATCGCTGAAGACCAAGCAAAAGATGAAGCAGATAAAATTAAGGCAGATATTGAGTCTGCTGGAGGTAAAATAGAGGTAAAATGATAGAATATTTAAAAGACGCAAAAAAATGGTTAACTGAAACTAAAGTTCCAGTATACGTTTTAATATTAGTAGTTCTAATTTGGATATTAGCGTAAATGCCAGCAGTTTGTAGAGATATAATAGATTTAGGAACAACAGGACACGGTTGTACAGCATTTATAGGAGTTGTAGCCACACAATCAAATGTTAGAGCAAACGGTATATCAATTGTTAGACTTCTTGATCCTGCTTTTCCACATACGTGGCCTGTACCCCAATGTGTCCCACATCTAGGAGCCAGAGTTTGGACGGCTTCAATGACGGTTAGAGTAAATGGTATAGGTGTTGCAAGAACTGGAGATTTTTTTGATTTTGGAGCAATGTTGCTAGCTTCTCCTAATGTCAATGCAGGATAATCGTATAAATATTGTATATGGCAAACTATGACGCAACAAGTACAAATAGATCCAAACGATCCGTTAGAATTTTTAGTGATTTAAACTTAAACTTTACACGAAATCCTGCAACTAAAGATGTTGCAAAGTTATATGATATTGAAGCAGTCAAAAGGTCTGTTCGTAATTTAATTAATACAAATGAAGGAGAGAGACCTTTTCAACCAACATTAGGTAGTGGTATTAGAGCATTGTTATTTGAAAATATGACACCTATAATTGAAACATTATTAAAGGATAGAATTGCTGAAACTATTAATGTATATGAACCGAGAGCTCTGTTAACAAGTATATTAGTGCAAGGTGATATAGATAGAAATGAATATCTATGTACTATAAGTTTTCGTGTTGTTAATACTACAGCAGATCCAGTCACCATAACAGAATTTTTACAAAGGTTAAGATAAAATGGCAACAACAAGTAAATTAGATATATCAGAATTAGATTTTACAAGTGTTAAAGCAAATTTAAAACGTTTTTTGTCTAATCAGGACGAATTTAAAGATTATGATTTTGAAGGTTCTGGTATGGCAGTTCTTTTAGACTTACTTGCTTACAATACACATTATTTAGCTTATAATGCAAATGTTATGGGTAATGAAATGTTTATTGATACAGCAGATTTAAGAAATAGTATCGTATCTCACGCCAAGACTTTAGGTTATACTCCAAATTCACCAAGAGCACCAGTTGCTGATATTAACGTAGTTGTTAATAATGCTACAGGAGCAACTTTAACTTGTTCAGCAGGAACTCAATTTATGACAACGGTGGATGGTGTTTCATATAATTTTGTAACCATAGGCGATACGGTTATTTCTCCTGTGGATGGAGTTTATACTTTTTCAAATTTAAAAATATATGAAGGTACATATATCACTTATACCTATACAGTAGACACTACTGATATTGACCAACGATTTTTAATTCCTTCAGCAAATGCTGATACAGATACTTTAGTGGTAACGGTTCAAAATAGTTCTACAGATACTATTACAAACACTTATACTTTGGCAACAGGTATTACTAGTTTAACAGATACATCAAAAGTTTATTTTTTACAAGAAGCAGAAGATGGTCAATTTGAAATTTATTTTGGTGATGGAGTAACCGGTAAAAAATTAGATGATGAAAATATTATTTCATTATCTTATGTAGTTTCAAATAAAGAAGCTGCCAATGGTGCTTCAAGTTTTACTTTATCAGGAAATATTGGCGGATTTGGTCAAGTTGCAATTACAACTAATTCAAATGCAGCTAATGGTGCCGAATCAGAATCAAATGAATCAATTAAATTTAATGCACCTAAATCTTATGCAGCTCAAGACCGTGCTGTAACCATAGATGATTATAAAGCAAAAGTAAAAGAATTATATGCTAATACACAATCGGTAAGTGCTTGGGGTGGAGAGGATCACTCAACGCCTTATTATGGACGAGTTTATATTTCAATTTATCCAAAAACTGGTTCTAATTTAACGACAACAACTAAAAATTCTATTGTGACTACTTTAAAAAATTATTCTATTGGATCGGTGACACCTGTTATTGTGGATCCAGAAGTAACCTATATTTTATTAACTTCAAATGTAAGATATAAGGA